CCTGTAACTATAATATCTCCTGTATATGGACTTTCAAATGATGTTCCACTTGTACCTGATGTACCTGAAGAACCATCAACACCTGACGTACCTGAAGTACCACTACTTCCTGATGTACCTGATGAACCATCTTGTCCACTTGTACCACTACTTCCTGTTCCACCTGATGTACCACTTGTACCTGAAGAACCAGCAAGACCACTTGTACCTGATGTTCCTGAACTTCCTGCTACACCACTTGTACCTGAGGTACCTGATGAACCATTTGTTGCACCTGTTATAGGAATGTTGTTTACAGAGAAAGAACCTGAGATGTTTACCTCAGTTAAACTCATCTGTAAAGGTGAATTATCTCCATCACCTGTTTGTACGGTTTGTAATGTACCTGTTAATCCATTAGTACTATCGGTCATTTTTAAAAGACCTTGAAAGGATTGTGATACGTATAAATTAGTTAATTGACCCATTTTATATTAAGTTTTGTGTTTTAAGTGTTTTCCCAATCTGTATTAACGTTCTTCCAAAGTTCAGCAAGTTCACTCCATGTACTACCAGGTATAAATGGTAATATAGGAAGTACACATCTATCGTACGCAAATTTCTGTACAAAGTGAAAGTCTAATATCCATCCTGAAAGAATTGTTTCTGTCTTCTCATAGAATGGTTGTGCTGTTGCGTCCCATCCTGCTTCAAAGTCTGACAAATACAACTTAGCAAAAAAGTCTTTTACTATTTCTAATTGGTCAGACAATACATCCTGTTGATTTGAAATATCGTTATTTAGTTTATCTACAAAGAACACTTTCCATCCTACGTGTATTAAACCTGTTTCAAAATGTGTTGATTCAGGCATTACATACATACGAGGATATTCAGGTTCCTGTTTTGTTATTATATCGTTTGTTAATTGTTCTACGTCACCAAATCCATAAGAATTAATTTGTTGATGTGCATCTGCAAACTCTTCAAATTTATTTAAAATGAATTGGTAACTTGTGAATTGTTCATCTTCAGGGAATTGGAAGTTACCAACTACTGGTGGTGTACAACTGTTATAATCAAACCCTACTTCAAATGATAAGTTTAATGTCCATCCACCCAAAGTTGTCTCAAACCTTTCAAGGAATGGAATAACATCAGGTCTTTGTTCTACAACCAAATCCCAACTAAAGTCTCCTTGTGCTGCTGTGAATGATTGTAATATAACTGTCCAAATATCTTTAACAATCTCCAAAGTATCAGACATTACCTCACTTTGGTTTGATTGGTCATCTTCAACTCTATCCATAATAATAATGGATAAACGATAGATTAAACGATTCTCGTCTAATTTAACTTCACCAGGTACAATATACATTCTTGTATATTTGGGTTCCTGTTTGGTTGTTAGGTCATTTGTACACTGCGCAAGGTCACCAAACCCGAAAGATTTAATCTGTTCGTGATTGTATGCTATTGAACTGAAGTACGTTAATAACTGTTTATAATTAATTGAACTTGTATTCATCTACTTTTAAATATAAAATAATCTAAAACGTTATTTGAAATTATACCATCTCCCCATTGGCCTTCTTCATTAATCTCTGTTGTTCTTCGTCATATTGAATTAAGAAGGATAATTGGTTGAGAACTTCCATTATTTTTTTATTGAAGATGTACTCATGCTTTGTAAAGTCATTTCCAGCAATTCTGTTGACGACAAGGAACCAACCGTAGACTTTCTGAAAACTATTGCCCATATCAGTTTCCTCATCTTCCATGTGAGTTTGATTTTGGTCCACATCGAAATTTTCGGGATCGAAGACAGCCGGGAATAACTTAAAAATTTGTTTGCGTAGTTGATAAAAAAAAACTGTGCTCCAAGTATATACTTCACATCTAATTTGGTTTTGAACAATTCGGCTCGTTCTTCCATCTTCTTTAAATCATATTTTTCAATGTCAAAGTCGTGTTTGGACCTTTCGTGAATAATTGGTCTATACATAATTGATGCTAGTATGTGTAACATATTCAATAGGTCATCCGCCTTCTTCGTTGAGATGGTATCCATATCCACAAATTCAGCAAAGGTTAAATCCTTCCAATTTGGAAAGAACCCATAATGAACCCCATCAATTTCAAACCTATCTTTAAATTCAGGTTTATCAACAGGTATTAATGACATTACATATGCTGCCAAATAACTTACTTCCTGATAATCAGATTCTAATAAATCCTCAACCTTTGCTCCACTTACTATGTTTAATAGTTTTGCTGCAAAATAATCCTCAGAGAATAAATCTCTAATCTTAAATATCTTAGTGTAATTCTCAATTGATATAAAGTCAGGGACATTATATTCTACTTCATCTATTTTAAATTTAATCATATATGTATATATATTTTATCCTACGAATGCAATGGAATATCTTCCTGTTGTTTTCATATTCTTTATTTCAAAGTACATTCTCATTGCCACCGCATCACTTAAATCGGGTGACTTACCAAGAACTTTCTTCATTTCATCCTTTGATATTATTGCTACCTTATTATCCTTATCAACATCTTTTAATTTAACCGCAAGTAATTCCTGTGTTAATTCATCCACCGTTGATGGTTCCATTATATTAATACTTATTTTCCCTTCTTTAAATAGTTCCGATAGTTTTACATAACATTGGGATTTTAAATTACTAAAGTTTTGGTCGTGTAATGGTCTTGCATTGTTCACAAAGTTGGTTCCTCTAATCTGGTCCGCAACTCCGCCTCCAACTCCATCACTATCCACAATTACATTATTTGGGTGTACACCGTATTTCTGTATTAGTTCCCTTATTTCGGACGATAAATCTGTGGTTGATAGTTTGGTATAGACATACACTTCCAAGACCACCAGTCCACTCCAAACAACCGCAACGGACCTGTCTGAACCAAATCTTGCTACGTCCACTGAGATATACTTCTTATCTGTTGGTTGTGGTGATAATTTAAACATACTATTGGATATACTATCAAAGTCAAAAATATTATCTGACTCATCCATATAATTCCAATCCCCTTCCAATAATCTCTTTCTTTGTTGCGGTGGTAATGACTTTAACATCTCAATATAAGATGCTGGTAAGTGTGGGTTGTCAAGGGGTAGCGCAGGAACAAACGCCATATTGTCTGGCAAGGTTTCCTGAATGTACGGAAGATAGAAAACTTTCTTCAACCAAACTTGGCCAGGATTGCAAGTAAGAAGTAATTTTGGTGCCAGACAATATTGGTCTAACTTAAATCTCATACGAGACTTGAGGATATTGTATGCAAGTTGTGATATTTGTGCTGCCTCATCAACAAATACTGCTGTAAGTTCCAAACCCCCTAATGAATCAAAGTTTGGGTCCGATGGTTGGTACTGTAAATCTTTTAATACTATCTCAGACTTGTTTGTGAATGTAATTACATTTGATTGTCCGTTATATACATAATGTTCCCCTGACTTTAATCCCATCGATTGTAGAGTTTCAAATAATGTATTGAGTGTGGTTAGTTTTAATTGTTGTAATACTGTTCTACCAATCAAACATCTAATCCCTGCGTATTTTAAACATAATGTACTAATCCAAAGACAACCTATAAAGGATTTACCAGCACCGGCGGATCCTCCGTATAATACTTCGTTAGTTGTATCATCCATTAAGAGTTTCCACGCTTGTGATTGTTTCTTAGTTAGATTTATGTTTACCTCCATATATATGTATATAAATTCCCAAAAACGAAACATTACTTTCGTCTATGATAAATTTTTTTATTCTGTAATATTAATATTAATAGAAATAGTTTCACCATTTGAAGTTAGGTCAACTTTCTTTGGTGCCTCCATTCCTAATATCTTTGTTATGTCTCTGAGAACTTCCGACTCAATCCTTCTATTACCTTGTAGTCTACAACGATTTAAAAGGTCATACAGACGATTTAATTGTTCGGTTAGTATTTCCTCTTGGTTCTGACTATATCGTTCCTTCAGACGGTTCCTAACATCCTTCCAAACGTTTTCTGCTTGTCTTGTTGTTATATCAAATTCCTGTGCGAACTGTTTCTTAAATTCATCATATGATTTTTTCTCATATAACATTAACTCAAAGGCACGTTCCATCCTTTGTTCATATTCTAATTCGTTTGCTTTGTTTTCCTTGCTCATAATAATCCGATGTTTTTTAAGTGAAAGGTAAATCTTCTTGCTTGACCTTTACCACATCCTCCACAGTTAAATATAAATTCTTCACCGAACAGTGCCTGATATACCTTGTTGATAAACTCCTTTTTGTCTTCCTTCACTCCACCGAATGATGTTAGTTCAGCGTATGCGAGTATAATATCATCCTTTGTTGGAATATATATTTCTTCTTCCAACTCAAATGGTAGTGGTATATTTTCTACCACAACCTCTTTTGGTTTCTTACAACTCTTACATCCTCTCTTTTGTTTACCAGGATTTTCTATTGAGTTTTGTTTTAACTTTTCTAATCTATCCGTACTTCCGAGTTTGTCCATGTTTTAGTTCTTAGTTTGTCCACCATTCCAATTATTTAACTCTTGTGCTAATAGTTCATCAGGAGTTTGTGGAATTGGTTCTATTATATCTATGTTATTATACCAATCTTTTGTTTCAGGAACCATTTCAACCTTTGGTATTTCTATTAATTGTGGTTGAGAATCTGATACTACAACAGGTTCTTTTCGTTTTTTACATCCACATCCCATGATAATGTATTTTGTTCTTCTCCTTCGATTATGACAGTATTTTCTCTATTGATTCTTTCTTGTTCTCTTTGTTTTAACATTACATCATATAGTTCAAGTAACTGTTGTCTTTCTTCAGGAGTATGTTTATTTATCTGTTCCATCGTTTCTCTTTGAATCTTTAGGAACAACTTCTTTGATTCTCTTTCTTGGAATCTTTTGTTTCTTCTATCTATACCCATAACTAATCTTCATTTAATCTTTTTAAAACATTTGTTTTTATTTGTTCTTTTCCCTCCTTAATATAACGAGAAATACTTGTTAAGGGAATAGTTGTCTTTTTACTTACTGCCTTAAGTGAATTAAGAACAAGGTAATGATTTAGTATGGCTTTACGAAACCAATCCAATTCTGAATATTCTTCCTCTAATATTTGTAATAATAATTCAGATTCAAATTCTTCCTGTTCCGCCTCCATATTAAATGCTTCAGATAAATCAGAATAGTTCAATCTTTCCTTTCTAATTCTATAATGGTAAGGGGATGTTTTGGAATAATAATTTACTCTCATGATTGAGGTGATATAATACTTTATACAGTCATCACTATATTCTTTTAGAATTATTTCATCCTTCTGATAAAGTTGAAGTATAACCTCGTGAAATAATTCCCTTGAAGTTTCATTATCCTTTTTAGTTATTTTGGTTGCTATCTCAAGCAACTTATAATAGTTTTTGGTAATAAAATCTTCTACTTTTTTATTCATTAATCATTGTTCTAATTTTAGTTAGTACATCAACAATCTCATATTGTTCATTTTCTATATTGGTAATAATTGAGGAATCAATTAATTTATCCAACGCTCTAACTTTATTTATGTGGGAATCTAAATGTTCATTTAATAATGTTGTAAAACAATCCAATATTAAAAACGATAGTTCAATCTTTTCTTCTTCACTTAATAACCAATAATTAACTGGTACTTCTATTTCACCAACCTTAACATGATTTTCCATTCTTAATACGATTTATATACTTATTTATCGTTGCCGTTGATACCCCATATTTCTTTGATAATTGTTTTTGACTACAATTACCTAACATATATAAATTATATATTTCTGTCCATTCAGGTGTATTATAATCTATCTTTTGACCAACTCGGAATTTTTGTTTATTTACCTTATAGAACTTTAATTTACCATCAACATATTCCTTAACACCAGGTTTTAAGAAATGACCACACTCCTCACTATAAGTATATCCCAATACCTCCATTACCATATAACATTGTTCCTTTTGATAATCATCTTCAAAAACCCCTATCTCATTTCTTATACGGTCAGAACCTCCGGTATTTTCCTTCCACTCTTGTCTTTCCTCTTTTCTTTTATCTGACTCTTTTTTATTACAACACTTTCTACAATCAAGATATTCTTTGAATGTAATACCTCTTGCTTTGTATTTGTAAAAACCATCTATGTGTACATATTCCTGACAGGTTCTACATAA